GGATAATCAAGAGCAGATTAAAATTAGAATTGATGATAAGATCAATCGTATTAAAAATGGCTCAGGATTTGCAGGAGATAATGATATTGACGATATGATTGGTTATTTAATCTTACTTAAAATCGCCAAGAAATTTGCTATTTCAGTCGACTAGAAGTATAATAAAGTCATATGGAAATTGAATTAGCAGATCATTATGATCGCATGAATAAAGTCGTTGAGGAGTTACTCAAGGGTAATACCGCAACGCAAATTGCCACAATTACTGGATTAAAAAGAGCAGAGGTCATAGACCTAATAGGCGAATGGAAGTCAGTTGTTCACAATGACACATCTTCAAGAGAACGTGCTAAGGAAGCAATCTCTGGGGCAGACCAACACTATGCAATGCTCATTAAAGAGGCCTGGAAGACCGTAGAGGACGCAGATCAATCTGGTCAGCTAAATGTAAAGGCCAATGCCCTTAAACTCATCTCAGACATTGAAACAAAAAGAATTGGCATGCTTCAACAGGTTGGCTTACTAGACAACGCTGAGCTTGCAACACAAATTGCTGATACAGAAAGAAAGCAGGACATCCTTGTAAAGATTCTAAAGGAAGTCACATCCATATGCCCTAAGTGTAAAATGGAGGTTGCTAAGAGATTATCTCAAATCACAGGAATTGTTGAGTCTGTCGTGATTGAGGATGCAGATGTCGTTTGATTTCTCAGATTTAATAGACATCTTAGATGGTGAAGAGTTTGATGAAAAGCCAGTAGACTTAAGAACATTTGTTAATAGTCCAGACTATCTTGGCCTGCCACCATTGTCTGAATTTCAATATACATTAATTGAAAAAAGTTCTCAAATTTATAAAGAAGCAACCCTAATAAAATTGTTTGGCGAAGAAGAGGGCAGGATTAGATCCAAGCAAACAGCAAACGAAGTTGTTGCACAATTAGGTAAAGGTTCTGGAAAAGATTACTGTTCTACAATTGCAGTTGCATATATAGTATATTTACTATTGTGCCTAAAAGATCCAGCAACATATTATGGAAAGCCTCCAGGCGATAGCATTGATATTATTAATATTGCAATCAACTCTCAGCAAGCACAGAATGTTTTTTTTAAGGGATTTAAAACAAGAATCGATAAGTCTCCTTGGTTTGCTGGAAAATATAATGCAAAGGCATCAGAGGTACAGTTTGACAAGGCAATAACAGTTCATTCTGGTCACTCAGAACGTGAAGCTTGGGAAGGATATAACGTTATTGTTGTCATCCTTGACGAAATTTCAGGATTTAGTATTGAAAATACAACTGGGCATGAGCAGGCAAAAACAGGCAGCGGTATATATGATATGTATAGGGCCTCAGTTGACTCTCGTTTCCCAGACTTTGGAAAGGTAATTCTTCTTTCGTTTCCAAGATACAAGAACGATTATATACAGCAAAGATATGATGCAGTGGTTGCCGAAAAAGAAACTATTATTCGTGAACATAAGTTTAAAATGTATGAGGAATTACCAGACGGAACAGACGGAAATGAGTTTGAAATACAATGGGAAGAAGACAATATCATTTCTTATAAGATCCCCAAGGTATATGCCCTAAAGCGTCCAACATGGGAGATTAATCCAGTAAGAAAAATTGATGATTTTAAAACAGCTTTTTATACAAACCCTACTGATGCCCTATCAAGATTTGCTTGCATGCCACCAGAATCAATTGATGCGTTCTTTAAGTCAAGAGAAAAAATTGAGAAGGCATTTAGCATAGGGGCACAGGCTGTAGATACGTTTGGCAGATTAGAAGAATGGTTTACTGCAGATCCAGACAAAGTATATTTTATTCACGTAGACCTTGCACAAAAGCATGACCATTGTGCAGTTGCTATGTCTCATGTTCAAAAGTGGGTAAACGTAAAAGTAACAGATACATACTCTCAGCCTGCACCAATAATTGAAGTAGATGCTGTAAGATATTGGACACCTACAAAAGATAAGTCTGTTGACTTTACTGAAGTAAAAGATTATATATTGTCATTAAGATCAAGAGGGTTTAACATTAGGGTCTGCACATTTGACCGTTGGAACTCTCACGATATGATGCAGCAATTAAAACAGTATGGAGTAAATACTGAGATATTGTCTGTTGCAAAAAAACATTATGATGATATGGCCATGGTTGTGGCAGAAGAAAGATTAATTGGTCCTCATATACCATTGCTTATTGATGAACTTTTACAGTTAAAAATTATGAGAGATAGAGTTGATCACCCAAGAAAGGGTTCTAAGGACTTAGCTGACGCAGTTTGTGGCTCTGTTTTTAATGCTATAAGCAGAACTAAGTTTTCAAATAACGAAGAAATTAAAGTACATACATATGAGTCTATGAGTTATGAGCAAGATTTTAATAGGGATGAAGAAGAAACAGTTATTAATATGATTAGAGCGCCAAGGATGCCAAATGATTTGGCAGAAGCAATAGAGGGAATGACAATATTATGAGCATATATCAAGAAAAAGCTAAAGAATGTAAATGCTGTGGCAAGCATGTTCCTCTGCCAACAGTATTAAAACAGTACAATGGCGTAATGCTATGCCCAACAACATTTTCAAATGTTATTGAGTATAAAAGGCTGTGGATCCTGTTAGGGGCTAGGCCATCTGGTAATATAAGAAAACATTTTTCTGATTATGTACAGCAGATAGTAGAATCATCTATAGACAAAAATGAAGACGGTACGCTATAATATGGATATGGAGCCAGAAGAGTCAGAGATGTTAGACTATTATATACAAATAGGAGCAATTGAAGTCGCTGGAATTGCAGAAGACGGAGAGTTTATATTTGGCATAACAGATCTTGCAAAAGAGTTAGCTCCAGATTTATGGGAAGCACATCAAGATCATGTAGACAATTCCTTGCTTGAATTATATGAAATGGGACTTGTAAATATAACTTATGATGAAAGCCTTAACCCAATATTTGAATTAACTGAAGAAGGAAAAAAGGTTTCAAAAGAATTTGGATTAGTCCAAATGGATAATCCAGAAATACCAAACAACTAGGAGAACAAAATGCCTTGGCAAATTCAACAAAATGCAGCAGGATGCAGCGGATACGCTGTTATTAAAGAAGGTAGCGGAGAATTAGTTGGATGTCATGCTGGAAGAACAGCAGCAGAAGCACAGCTAAGAGCGCTATATGCATCTGAGTCAGATTCAAAAAAAACGGATGAAAGCAAGAAGCGCATCTTTTAATTAGTTTTACCTCTATAGCTCAGCAGAAGAGCAAATCGTTTCTACCGATCAGGCCGTGGGTGCAATTCCTACTAGGGGTACATTTGAGATACCAAAAATAATTTGATATAATAGTATATGGATTGCTCATTAGAGGGTCCATATATTAATTTACTCGCTTAAAGAAGGAGCAAAAAATGGTAAATAGTTTCACCTTGGATCTTTTTAATGATCCATTTTTTATTGGTTTTGATCGCCAATTCAAAGATCTAGAAAAAACAATGAAGAACTCTTCAAATTATCCTCCGCATAATATTGCGAAGGTAGTTGGTGCTGAAGATATGTACGTTATTGAGCTAGCAATTGCTGGATTCAAGAAGAAAGACATTGAAGTAGAACAAGATAAGAATATTCTTGTTGTAAAAGGTTCTGCAGAAGAAGATCAGAATAAAGAATATATTTATAAGGGAATTGGCGGACGTTCTTTTATTAAAACGTTTTCTTTAGCTGAGCATGTTCAAGTTGTATCAGCATCAACAACAGATGGAATTCTTACTGTTGTATTGATGAAAATTGTTCCAGAGGACCAAAAGCCAAAGAAATTTGATATTTTGGATCTTGAAGACCCATTTACACCAGAAGAATATGTATTTGCACCTACTGCAAAGAAGAATAAGAAATAGTATAATGGTAATGTTCCACTAGATGGGACACGGGCAATAGTTACGCCTTGGGATAGACCTGAGTAAGTCTAAAAACTGCTCATCTTTTTAAGGAGATAATATGTTTGAGTACTATGTAAAAAAGGTAACAAAGATTGTGGACGGAGATACAATTGATGTTGACATAGATCTTGGATTTGATATCTCATTTAGTTCAAGAGTAAGATTAGCTGGTATAGATACTCCAGAAAGTAGAACAACAGACAAGATGGAAAAGGCATTAGGTCTTGAGGCTAAAGACTACTTAAAGAAGTCAATTGATGCAGCAAAAACTGTTGTTATTAAAACAGAAAAAATGGACTCATCAGAAAAGTATGGAAGAATATTAGGATGGGTATTTTTAGATGGAGCAGAAACATCTATTAACCAAAAGATGATTGATGATGGTCATGCATGGGGATACATGGGGGAAACTAAGGTCAAAGATTTTGAAGCCTTAGCTAAAAAAAGAGCAAAGAAGAAGTAAATGCCAGTATATGAGTATCGTTGTCTTGATGATGAAGAGCATCCAATTGTTGAGATTACAAGAGGTATCATGGATACAGAATCCATATACAAATGTGAGGCATGCCAGTCATTAATGACAAGGCACTTCACACCATTTGGAATACAGTTCAAAGGATCTGGTTTTTACAAAACAGATAACCCTAAATGATTAAGTTATCTAACTGTTAACCTTTAGTTAACCAATACTATGTATTCATATAGTATTTTTTACTGTATTATATGTTTATGAGACTTAAACTTATCGTAATAGCAGTCGTTGCTGCTCTATCTATTTCTACCCCAGTTTTTGCAGCAGAAAATATTGTTGGAAACGGCGCATCTTTCCCAGCAAATCTTATAGAAGAATGTAAATCATCTTATGCTAAATCAACAGGAAACCTTGTTACATATTCAGCAAACGGATCTGGCGCTGGGAAGACTTCGTCAGATAAAGGGATTGGTGACTTTTGGTTTTCAGATTCAGCACACACTGCTTCAACAAAGAAGTCATCTGTAATACACATACCAATAGTAGCAGCACCTATTGCAGTTATGCACAATCTTCCAGGCAGCAGACAACTGTATCTGTCATCAACTACAGTGGCTAAGATTTTTGCGGGGGAAATAACAATGTGGAATGATCCTGCTATTAAGGCTGATAATAATAGAAAAGTAAAAGAAGTACTATATAAGAAAGATAATGCTGGTAATCTAGTTAAGGATAAATTTGGCAACCCAGTAATTTTAAAGACTGTTAGTAAGAGTATTGTTTATACACTACCAAGCCAAAAAATAAAGGTAGTATTTAGACTTGATAACTCTGGTACAACAAATAATTTTGTTAAATTTATGAAGGCAAACTCCCCAGAGGTTTGGACAAAAGCTGTATCTGATTCATTTTCAACATCATTTCCTAAAAATATAAATGATTTAAATAATATGGGAAGAGTGATTGGAGCAAATCAATCACAAGGTGTTGCAACATTGGCATCAAAGACTAAGTATTCTATTACATACGCAGAGGTTTCTTTTGCTAAGTTTTACGGTTTAAAGGTAGCAAATATAGGAAATGCATCAGGTAATTTTGTATCACCAGATAGCGCAAATGTGTCAGCATTTCTAGGCGAGGCCTCAATAGACTCCAATAACATACTTAGCTACAACTATGCTACAAAAGAGCCTGGAGCATACCCTCTAGGGATCGTATCATACCTTCTAGCAGATACTGCAGGTAAAAATAAAGCTGCAGTTAAAGAATGGGCAAGGTATTTGGTTAGCACAGAATGCGTAAACGCAAAACCAGAGTTAGGATTTACTTTACTTACTGGAAAATTTTTAGAGTTTGTGAATAAGCAAATAAATCGTTTGTAATTTGTAATATATACATCATGATGTTATAATTTCATTGTTGTTTAAATAAGTTATACAACATTGGAGATATCTAGTTGACTAGAAAATTTAGAATACTTACAGCCTTCCTACTCTCAGTAGGTTGGCTTTTTGCTGCACCGACTCAAGCCAATGCAGCAGAAGGCTTAACTGCTTATGTTTATGATGTAAGAGGTCAAAATAATGCCCCTTATATACCACAGGGAGCCTCTCCAGTACTAACAATGAATGTACCAAATATAAACTTTCAGTGGGGTGGAGGAAATGTTGCGGGTACTAATCTATGGGATGATGTAATAGTACGTTATACAGGATCAATTATTAGCAAAACTACACAAGACATATCATTTCTAGCAACAGCAGATGATGGAACAAAGCTATATATTGATGGAGTCTTAGTGGCAGATGACTGGCGTGATAAGGGTGGCGGCGGAACTACAAGCGCTCCAGTGTCTTTTACTGCAGGAATTCCAAAAACTATAGAATTAATGTATTATGAAAATGGTGGTGGAGCAAGTGTATTCTTGCACTGGAATCAATCTGGATCTATGCAAATTATTCCAGCAGAAGCCTTTACTTCACAGCCAGCAGTAGTAAAAACAATAGGTGCTCCAAGAAATCTAACGGTATCTGATAATGGTTCAGCAGTTATGCTAAACTGGGAATCACCCAATACTGGTAATACACAGCCAGAAAGATATGCAATTAGTTTTAATGCAGATGGTGGTGGTTGGGGTATTGCTACTGGAAATGTAGGAGATGAGAGTTCATTAAAAACTTTCATGAATATCCCATATAATCTTTTTGAAAACTTAAAGCCAAGTGGTACTATTTGGTCATTTAGTATTAGATCAGATAATGATACCTTAGCCTTATACTCTGAAAACTCAAATGTTGTTACCCTTAAAATTGGAAAGACTGCAGAAGAAATTGCATCTGCTGAAGCTTCAATCGCAGCCGCTACTGCTGAAGTTGCTAGATTAGCAGAGGTTGCTAGGTTAGCAGAGGTTGCAAGACTTGCTGAGATAGCAAGATTGGCTGAAGAGGCAAGACTTGCTGAAGTTGCAAGATTAGCAGAGGTTGCGAGATTAGAAGAAGTAGCAAGACTTCAAGCAGAAGCAGCAGCATTATTGGCTGCACAGCAAGAAGCTGAAAGAATCGCAGCCGCTACTGCTGAAGAAGCAAGACTTGCTGAGGTAGCAAGACTTGCTGAAGTAGCAAGATTAGCAGAAGTAGAAAGACTTGCAGAGGTTGCTAGGTTGGCAGAAGTTGCAAGACTTGCAGAAGTTGCACGACTTGCAGAAATTGCTAGGTTAGCAGAAGTTGCAAGACTTGCTGAGATAGCAAGACTTGAAGAAGAAAGAATTGCAGCGCAGGTTGAGGCTGCTCGTCTAGCTGCAGAAGCAGAAGCTGCTCGTATAGCCGCCGAGGTTGAGGCTGCAAGACTTAAAGCAGAAGCAGAAGCAGAAGCAGAAGCTGAGCGCATTGCTGCAGAAGAAGCGGCTTCACAAGCAGAGGAAGATAGACTTGCAGCAGAGGCAGAGGCTGCCTCTAAAGCTGAAGAAGAAAGAATTGCAGCAGA